TTGGTTGGTGCAGCAAGAGAACAATTTATTTGGGCTGATTTAGATGGCAGAAAATATGCTGCAATTGGAACTAATAAAATATTAGCAATATATTATGAAGGTTCTTTTTTTGATATTACACCTTTAAACACTGCTCTTACGGGATGTACTTTTGACACGGTAAATACATCAGCAACTGTAACTGTGAACAAACCTGCACATGGTTTAGAACCTGGAGATATATTTTTATTTTCATCTGTGACTCCACCAACTGGAGCTGGATACTCTGCAGGTAATTTTACAACTAATCCTTTTCAAGTTATAACTGCACCTAATAGTGATGAATTTACAATAACTATGGCTAGCGCAGCAGGAACCACGGTCAACGGATCTGGATCTGCTATAGTTACTCCATACATAAAACCTGGAGCTTTAAGTTCAACATTTGGTTTTGGTTGGGGCACTGGACTTTGGGGAGGTGGCCAACAGGTGTTCAGTACATTAAATGGATCATTAAATGATGACACAGCAGGAACAGGTGGGTCAGGGACTTCAATTACACTAGCCTCTACAACTGGATTTCCATCAACGGGAACAATAAAAGTTGGAGCAGAGTTTATTTCATACACTGGAATTTCATCAAATGATTTAACGGGTATTACGAGAGCTGCAGCAGGAACTAGATCAGCACACGCAAGTGGAGCAGGTGTTGAAGTATTTACAGGATGGGGTATTGAATCATTATCTCAAACGTTAACAGTTGATCCTGCATCATGGTCACTAGATAATTTTGGAGAACAACTAATTGCAACAATTAAAAATGGCCAATCTTTTTCATGGAATCCAATTAATTCTGATTCTAATGCTTTAAATACGAGAGCAACAATAATTTCAAATGCACCAACAACATCTGTTATGTCTTTAGTTTCCGATAGAGATAGACACTTAATTATGTTAGGAACTGAAACGACAATAGGAACACCGGGCACACAAGATAAATTATTTATAAGATTTTCTGATCAAGAAAACATAAGTGACTACACACCAACATCGGTTAACACAGCAGGAACTTTTAGACTTGATTCTGGTACAAAAATAGTTGGAGCGATTAAAGGTAAAGATTATACTTTTATTTTAACAGATAATGCAGCATATGTTATGCAATTTGTAGGTCCACCGTTTACGTTTTCTGTAAGACAAGTTGGTTCTAATTGTGGATGTATTGGACAACATGCTATGAAATACGTTAATGGTATAGTTTATTGGATGGGAGAATCTGGTGGTTTTTTTGCATTTGATGGTACTGTTAAATCATTGCCTTGTGCTGTTGAAGATTTTGTTTTTACAACAAAAAATGGAAATAATTTAGGAATTAATTATTCAGCTGGCGAATCAGTTTACGTAGGCTTAAATCATTTGTACGAAGAAATATGTTGGTATTATCCTCAAGCTACATCTAGTTTAAATGATAGATATGTTTGTTATAATTATCAAGATCAAACATGGGTAACAGGCTCTTTATCACGAACAACATGGGTAGATGCAAACTTATATGAAAATCCTTACGCTACAGAGTTTAATTCTACAGCAGTGCCTACCTTCCCAACTATCCAAGGTGTTACAAATATTAATGGATCTACTAAATATTTTGAACATGAAAAAGGTGTAAACGAGGTCGATACAGCGGGCAACAAAACTGCTATTCCAGCTTTTATTGAATCTGGAGACTTTAGTTTAAATCCAGATGGTACAAGTGGTGAGTTTTTTTTAAGCATGAGAAGGTTTGTGCCTGATTTTAAAACTATCCAAGGAAATGCTCAGGTAACTATTTTACTTAGAGATTTTCCAACTGACACAGAAGTATCGTCTCCACTAGGTCCATTCACGGTTACCGGATCAACTCAAAAAGTTGATACTAGGGCAAGAGCTAGGTTTGCTAGTTTAAAAATTGCAAATACGTCTACCGATGAAAATTGGCGTTTTGGAACTTTTAGAGCAGATGTTCAACTTGATGGAATGAGGGGATAATGGAACCAGATTTACTAAATGAATTTATACCTGGTGATCAACAATTAACACCTATGGGTATAGAACCTTTACTTCTAAAAGATCAAAGAGAATTACCTAACTTAAAAAAAATTGGAATGAATGTTGCAAAAAATAAAGCATTAGATTTTGCATCAGGAAAAATTGGTTTAAACACGGCACAAACTCGAGGTCTTATAGGTTTGTTAGGAATTGGTGCTAATATTTTTTCACCTCTTGCTGCGGTATCAGCTTTATCAGGAAGATCTTTAGGTATATCAGAATATCTAGCAAATAAACGTGCACAAAAAGAAATGAGACAGAAAAGAATAAATGATCCTCAAGGAGATATTATTACTTATCCTACAGGTATTATGGCAATGCAACCTTCAAACCAAGACTTAGCAAGAGGTTCAACGCCATCTAAAACAACATCGGCACCTACTAAAAGTTACTCACCACCTCAACAAACTGCGGGCCCTGGAGGACTTCATAATTATGGCTAGAGTAGATATAGTAATTCCTGAACCAACACCTAAATATACTGAAGAAAATCAAAGACAAGTAACTCAGTCTTTACGAACGATGCAAGATAAGTTAAACACTTCTTACCAACAAGAATTAAAAAATGAACAAGATGCTTTTAACTATTTTTTATCATGACTATACAATATAAAAACCAAGGATTTAAACAAGCAAGCACGGGTAAGACTACAGTTTTTACTTGTCCTAGTGATGCAACAGTAATAGTTAAAAGTGTTTATTGTTCTAATAGTGATGCCTCTTCAGCTATATTAGTTAATATGAATCTTGTAGACTCTTCTGATTCTAGTACAGAGTACGAATTTTTTAGAGATGATTTGGCTGCAAAATCACAAGTAAATGCCACTCCACAAGGTTTAAATTTAGAAGCAGGCGATGCAATAACTGTACAAGCGGCTACAGGAAGCAATGTAATTCAAGGTGCTATTAGTTATGCTCAAATAGATAGATCACAAGAAAATGGATAATGACTGAAGTTGAATATTTTTTGCATCCATGTTTGTGCGATGAGTTAATAAATTTTTACAAAAAAAATAAAGATAAAACTAAATTATTTAAAAAAAGATCTATATTAGATTTAAGTAAATTTTACGAAAACCCAATTATAAATAATATAGTTAAAAAATATATTAAATTAAAACCAAGAAAAAAATTAAAAAATATAGAATTAGCATTTTGGCCTGTTGGTGAATTTCATGATTGGCATGATGACACTATTTACTATGATGTAACAACTATAACTTATCTAAACGATAATTACAAAGGTGGTGTTACGACAGTTGAAGATTATGAAATAAAACCTGAAAAAGGAAAAATTTGCATATTTGATTCTGATAAAAAACATAAAGTGAGCAGTCTTGAACAAGGTGAAAGATTTGTTATTTTAGCGTGGTATAAAAATGGCTAGACAAAAATTTACACATTTTGTACCTAGACCAAAACCTAGAAAAAGACCTAGAAGGCATACAAAAAATGTAAATAAAAAAAAGAAGTTGCAACACAATAAAAAATATAATAGACAAGGAAGGAAACAATGAGTGATTTACCAAAAATATCTGCAGAAGCAACTGAAATCATTAAACATAAAAGAACAGGAAAGGTGTATGATAGTAAAGCTGATTTTGATGCTGATGTTGCTGATCCCAACACTGATACTACTCAAGATGATTTTAGACAAGATCTTGAAATAAAAGTTACTAGAGCTGGAAATATTGGTGCCAAAACCAAAAAATAATGGAACCAAGAGGAGCAACAGAGTTACAACAAGAGTTGCTTGAAAAGTATGTATCTAAAGAGTTATTAAATAAGTTTCAAATATGCACATCTATTCCGGGAAAAGTGCCACTGGATCCCAGTAAAATAAATATTCTTTGGCAAAAGAACTCTTGGGATCAACCAAACCTTCAAAGTTTTTTTAGAAATAAGGACAAACATCATGAATACGATTGGTACGTTTTTAATTCACATTGGTGTTATGAAAAATTTAGATATTTTTTTCAAATACCTGAAGATAGATCTATTGTAATAAAGAATGGTGCACATCATTTTCCTAAAAGAAAAATACACAAAAAAGGTGATCCTATAAGAATTATGCATCATTGCACTCCTTGGAGAGGATTGAACGTTTTATTACTAGCTATGCAATTAATTCAAAATAAAAATATAACTCTTGACGTTTATAGTTCTAATGATGTTTACGGAAAAGAGTTTGCTGACAAAGTGAGCAAAGACACAGAAGCTTTATTTGATCAAGCAAAACAGTTACCAAACGTAAATTATATAGGATACAAGCCTAATGAGTATTTATTAGAACACATTACAGATTATGATTTATTTGTTTATCCTTCAATATTCGAAGAAACGTTTTGTGCTTCAGCTTTAGAAGCACTATCCGCAGGACTACATGTTATTACAACTAATTTTGGCGCGTTACCTGAAACCTGCGCTGAGTGGCCAGTATATGTAAACTATACAAAAGATCTTGAATTGTTAGCTGCAAGTATTGCAGGAGCTATTGATATTTCTGCTGAATATCTTCATACAGATACAATGCAAAATCATTTAAATGAACAACAAAAATACTATAAAAATTTTTATAGTTGGGATAAAAAAGCTATGGAATGGGAAAACTTTTTGAAAGGAGCTTTACGTGTCAAGCAGTAAGTATATTAACGAAGATACATACCAAACGTTACAAGAGGTAAATATAGAAACGCAATCAGATTATGAAAAAGCTGTAGAACCTTTATGGAAAGAAAATAAAGATCAATATAAAGATATTGAATTGTTTGTTGCAACACCTGTTCATAGTGAAGTTTCGATACATTACACACAAGCTTTAATAGAGTTTCAACAAGAATGTTTTAAGAAAAAACTAAAAGTGTCTTTTCATTTAATAAAGTCATCTCTAGTCACGCAGGGAAGAAATTTATCAGTAGCTGGCTTATTAGAATCAAAAGCAACACATTTGTTATTTATTGACTCAGATATTTATTTTCAAGGTAAATCTATATTTGCAATGCTTAAGGCAGATAAAGATATTATATCTGTTCCTTACCCATTAAAAACTTTAATGTGGGATAAAGCTTTTGCAAAAATGCAGGAAGGTAAAATAAAATCACCTGATGATATAAGAAGATCTTTACATACCTATCCTATGAAAGTTCCTGATCCAAATAATATAAAGCTTGATAAAGGTGTTATGGAAGTAACTGATTCACCAACAGGATGCATGTTAATAAAAAGAGAAGTTATAGAAAAGATGATAAAAAAATATCCTGAAAAAGAAATAGTTCAAAAGACAGTTATCAATGGTAAATATGTAAATAAACCTAATATGTGGAACTTTTTTGATACCTTACATGATCCTAAAGAGAAGACTTACAATGGTGAGGATTTTGCCTTTTGTAAGCTTTGGAGAGACATGGGTGGTAAATGTTATGCTTTTATAAATGATGCTATAGTTCATGTAGGAGAACATCAATACCAAGGCAAGTTTTACGATGAGTTGATATCAGCTAAGTAAAATGGTATTATTTTAACTTTAAGATCTTAAAAGGAGAATTTACATATGAATCCACTTGCTATCGCTGCTGCACTTTATGGAGGTGTTCGAGGATATAGAGGAGCAAAAGATGCAGGTGCATCTGGACTAGGAAGATTATTTGGTGGTCTTGCAGGAGCATATGGTGGTTATAATTTAGCTGGGATGATACCAGGAGTTAATACTCCAGCAGTTAGTTCTATGTTCTCTAGATTGCCTGGAATGAAATATCCAGGAATGAACAAAAGTGGAGAAGCTATTTTTGCTTCTGATATGATTAAAAATTTTCCTTCAAATCAAGGATCACCTCAAGGTTTAGACAGAATTTTAAGTTTATTAAAAAAAGAGGATGGAAGTTATAGTCCAGCAAAAGTTTCAGCTGCAATAGCTGGAGGCACTTATTTAAGTGGTGCTTTTGATAATCAACCAACAGATATTTATATGCCAGGCTATAATATGAGTTATTTAGATTTAAAAGAACAAAGACCTGGATATACATATATTGATCCAACAACAGGAAATGAAGTTGCATATCAAAAAATGTATTCTCCTGAAGAAGCAGGTAAGGATGATAGACGTATAGGTCCATACTCTTTAGTTCAACAAAGATTAAAAGAGGGTGGTATTGCAGAAGTAAAAAAATTTAACGAAGGTGGTATTAACTATCTTCCATCAAAAATGACTCACAATGAAAACGATTCTAACAATTATGTTAGAGCAACAGGATATGTTGAAGATGGAGCAGGAGTAGGTGATAAAGACGAGGATACAATGTTAGCTCAATTAGCAGACGGCGAGTTTGTAACAAGAGCAGATGGAGTATTAGGTGCTGGAATCATAGCAGGTGCTAATCCAAATAGCATGAAAGACATGAGAGAAAAAGGTGCCCAATATTTCTATGAACAACAAAGAAGATACAAAAGAGTATTTGATTTATTAAAGGATAGAAATGGCGATAGCAAACAAAAAATCAATTAAACCTTTAGTAAGTATTTTACCACTAGAGCCAAAAGATATAGATACTTTTTGGCCACTAGCTGAGTTCATGGTAGCAGAAGCATTAAAATTTTCAGGAAACTATGCTGATGCAAAATGGATTAAAGATGAATTAAAAAAAGACATGATGCAATGTTGGATTATGTTTGGCTCTGATGAAGCAGAGGAGAATAAAGTATTTGGTATTTGTGTTGGAAGAATAGGTGTAATGCCAAACTTCAACCAATATGAGATTGTTATTTGTACAGGTAAAAGAAGAGAATTGTGGGAAGACAATCTAATAAAAGCTGTGACAGATTTTGCATCGGTAAATAAATGTAAAAGATTAAATATAATGGCCAGACCAGGTTGGGAAAAAGTTTCTAAAAAATGGGGCTGGAAAAAGAAACATGTACAACTAGAAAAGTGGATAGGATAAAATTATGAGTTTTATATTTGGAGGCGGAAGATCAAATCAAGCAGCGGCACCTACATCGCAAACACAATTTGTTAGGGAAGCTCCTGGTATAGAGGAAAGAAAAATAGAATTGATGGACATTGCGCGTCAAGTAGCGCAACAACCAATTGATCTTCCAGATTACCAAGTTGCAGGTTTAGGTGCTTTAGAACAACAAGGTATGACTGCTGCAGGCACGACAGGTGTTGGTGCAGGGACTGTTCAGGCAGGAATTAATCAAGTTACTGGAGCTGCCGCTCCTATTGGTGCTTCACAAATACAACAATATTTAAATCCATACCAACAATATGTTACTGGAGAGATTGGAAGACAATCTCAAATGATGCAAAATCAAATTGCAAATCAAGCAGTCCGATCAGGAGCTTTTGGTGGTGGAAGAGAAGGTGTTCAACAAGCAGAACTTCAAGGTAGAACTTTAGAGGCCATGGGTAGAGCACAACAACAAGGTTTTAACACTGCATTAGGTGCAGCACAAAGACAACAACAAGTTGGATTAGCTGCAGGTCAACAATTAGGTCAATTAGGTTTAGGGCAACAACAAATGGCACAATCAGATATAAATCAATTGTTTGCTGCAGGCGGTGTTCAAAGACAATTAGCCCAACAAGCATTAGATGCGCAAAGACAATCTACATTACAACAACAGTATGAACCATACCAAAGAGCGGAGTTCTTGGCTAACTTATATGCTGCAGGTCCTAAAACTCAATCAGGAGTTACCATGGGAACAGCACCATCAACTAGTCCACTTGCTCAAGCGGTTGGAACAGGTATAGGTGCGTTTACTGCTTATCAGGGTATGAAACCACCTGGAACAGTTTAGGAGGTTTAGTGTCTTTAAATAGAATTTTAAATAGACCAATGTTCAGAAGAGAGGCTTTGAGAAAAGGTCATCTTAAACCTATTAAGGCAAGAACAGGTAGAAGTATAATTGGTCCAATGCGTCCACCTGTGCCTGCGCTTATTCCTCAAGGCAGTCCAATAGGAGTTCCTGTTGGTACTCCATATAATTACGGAGTAACACTTAGAAAACAACCTACATTTTTTGAAAGAATGGGAACAGGGGCAAAAAGTTTAGGTAGAGGTTTATTTAGTATTCCTGCAATTGGTGGATTTTATGCTGGAGATAAAGTAGCTCAAGCTATGGGTATCAACGATCCTATTGGAAGAACAGCAGCAGGGTTTGGTGGATCTTATTTAGCTACTAAAGCATTGCCTGGATTAGCAAGTTTACCTGGTGCAGTTTCTGCAGGTTTGATAGCAGGTCCAGCATATCTTATGTATGCAGGTTCAAAAGAAAGAGAAAGAATTAAAAATATGACACCAGAAGAATTAGCAGCTCATAAATCAAAATCTATGCAGTTTGGAATGTCTTATTTAGATGATGACCAATTTAATCAACAGTTTGGTAAAATAGATCCAAAAAAATTAGATGATATCGTTAATTTAGATACGGAAACAAAATTAAAAAGAGGTAGAAAACGTGGTGAAAGTGGTCAAACAGATAAAACTGTTGATATAGCTACTCAATCTGACAACACAACTAAAATAGGAAAATCAAATGTTATTGATACTTCTAAAATTGCAGAAAACGCAATTCCAGATTTAGAACAATTCCAAAGACAAGATACTTTACCAGAAGATCCAGATAAAGTTCCTTTAGCAGATTTAGATGATGAGAAAGATAAGATAAAAAAGAAGGGTAAAGGTGATGGGGGAGATGCAGCAAACGGAGACACAATAGATGCTAATTCACCTTTTAAAGCACAACTAGATTTAGCAAGACAAATTGCTAAAGAAATGAGACAAGGTAAAACATCTCAAGCTAAAATGGTATTCCTATCTAATCTTGCATCAGGCTTGTTAACGGGAACAACAAAAAAATCAGGATTAGGTGGTGCTCTTGAAGTATTTGGAGCTGCATTAGGTCCAGCAGTTAATAACATGGTCATGGTTAAAATGAAAGAAGATGAGATAGAACAAAATCTTCTTGGTAGAGCGTTAGAGTTTTCAACAGATTTCTTAAAAGCACAAAACCAAGCATTTGAAATGCCCGATACAAAAGAGGTTGGTGTAATTCAATATACAAATGAAGTAGGTAGAACAGTTAATGTAGCAGGTAGAGTTTTAAAAGATGGCACAAAACAAATTAATACAGGAAAAAAAGATGCTAATGGTTTAAATATTTTTCAAACTGTAGATCCTAATTTAAATTTTATACCAAATGCTGATCAGAACAAAGAAACTTTAGATCTAGCTAAAAGTATTGCAGGTAAGTATGCTGCAGTAAATCTAATAAACAGAAGTTTAGGTATTATTGAAAAAGGTGAAGCTCAAGCGGGTGTCACTGGTGCCTTTGGATTATATGGAGGTCGTGTAACTGAAGCTTTAGGTGATGTGTTTGATTTTGTTAAAGTTGGTGGAGATAATGTAAGTGAAGTAAAGGCAGCAGGTAAAGCTATGTTTAATTTACAAAGAGAAACAGCAGCAGCAGATTTAGTATCAGATGGGGTGTATGATAATAAACAACAAGCATTAAATTATTTAGATAGAACTTTAGGTTCATTTGAAAAAAATAGAAGAAGCTCTTTAAGTAACGCTAAAAAAAGATTAAAAGGTGGAAATGCGTTAGACTATGAAAGATTGGCTATCAATGAAACTGTATTAGTTTACAAATTAGCAAACTCATTAAAATCAAAAGACCGTTTAACTCAAAAAGATATTGAGATGGCTAAAGGTCTAGTTAAAGTGTTCCCATTATTAAGAGGTGAAAGAAATGTAATCGCCTCATTAACTGCAACAGCTGAGACAATACTTGATGATATAAAACAACAAGAAAGATTATACGAAAGAGCTGGAGGCTCATCACAATATTTATTAGACGAAAGAAGAGCTTATGGTTTGATACCAGATGGAACCACGTTAGATACTTTTGAAGAAAAACAATTTAAATTTAGAGAATTAGAAAAGAAAATAGGAGAAATGACTGAAGAAGATTTCAAAAAAATCTTTCCAAATCTTTAAAAAAAAATGAGCACATTAGATAAACTACAAAAAAAGTTAGATGATAAAACTTTAAATCCTGACTCTTTAAATGAAGAGCAAAGAATGGTTATAGATGCACTTATCAAAAGTGGTAAGTTAAAAGGACCTACAATGGGTGAGTTATCAGAAATGAGATTAGGTGCTGCAGATGAGGTAGCTAGAGAAAAAGAATTTTTACAAGATCCTTTACAAGTATCAACAGGTGTAGGACAAAGCACATATGAATTAGTTGGAGACATAGGAGGAACAATTTATCCTTATGTTGCTAACAGAAAAAAAATATTTAAGGCTGCAAAAGAAGGAACTCTTTTAGGTAAAGGTCCTGGATTTTTTGCACAACAAGCAGTAAAGGTAGCCGACAGACTACCAGGAAGATTTAAATTATTTGGTGGTGCAATTAGAGGTATAGGTAAATTAGTAGACCCACTATCAAGAGCTTACAGAGGTCCTTTATTAAAAACTGAAGTACAATCTATTCTAGGTGGTACTCTTGGTGCAGGAGCAGGAGCTTTAACGTATGATACTCTAAACGAACAAGTTGGTGTTCAAATTGCATCAGCTTTAGCAGATGATTTATCTGAGATACCAGAAGGCGAAGTAGAAAGAGATCAATTAGTAAACGCAGGTGTTGCTATGAAAAATGCAATGATGTGGAATACAGGAGCATCATTGTTAACACCGTTTATATTTGGACCAATGGGAAGCATGATGAAAAAAGCTTTTGGAACAGTGGGCCCTAAACAAAAAGAACTTGCACAATTTGCAAGAGATAAAGGTTTACCACTTCCATTATTATCCGCATTGAAAGAAGGACAAGGAACTTTTTCAGGACTAGGAAGAAACTATTTTAGATTTATGGGGGTATTTCCATTAGTATCACCAATAGGTAAAGTTGCTAAATCAGAGGCAGAGATTGCAGGTGGTAAAAGATATTTAGAAGATCTACAAGCATTTGCACCTTTATTAAAAGTAAGTGCAATAAATAGTAGTATAAGAAAACAAGCAGAAAAAGTTTTTGTAGAAAATGTAAACTTATATGAGAGCGCATATAAAACTTTTGATAATTTAGCTATTACATCTGGAAATCCTAGAATTATAAAATTAGAAAAAACTCAACAAGCAGCAAAAGAATTTTTAGAAGAAAACTCAGCACAATTTCCAGAATTTACTGAATACCTTAGTGGTTTTGGTGGACCTGCAAGAATACAAGATATTGATAAGTTACTTACAATGCAGGGTGATCCTATAAATTTATTTATGAAAGCAATGATGCAGGTTCAAGATGGTTTGATTACACCAAAACAGTATAAGGGTGTAATGACTATGTTAAATAATGCAATTCAAGGTAGCAGATATCAAACTTTAAAAGACAATATGTTTATTATGCGTGAAGCTATGGAAACAGATTTTGCAAAATTTGGAGAAGACATTGGTAACCCAGCAAAATTTTTAGAAGATGAAGGTATAAAAGCTACATACGATACAATAGCTAAACAAGGTGGTAAACCTCTTGCAGACCAATATATTGAAAAAACACAACAAGCAGCTAATCTTTTAAAAGATCAATTATTAAAAGCAAATAAAATATTTTCTGATGTTCAAGGTTTTTATCAACTATCTCCTCTTGTAAAAAGCATAAGAAAGTTTGATAGAAATGTGTTTACTGCAAAAAGTTTAGAAGGTTTTCAAGGAGCTGGTACACAATATAGAGATCAATTATTTAAAGATATAGGTAGAGAAGTATTTGAAAATGATTCTGTAGATGCTTTAGTGCAGTTTAAAAAACTAATAGGTGCCGAAGGATCTAGAGAAATAGGTGTAAAGGCAACAAAAGGTGGTGAAGATTTATTTAAAGCAGTTACTGCAAAATACGCTTTTAACAAATTTTTAAGAGCATTCGGTAGTCCCTCTGATGCTGGAGCAAAGTCTGTATGGAATTTTATAGATGAGGACGCTTCTATTAACGCTGGTGCGTCCTATCTTACAGATACATTAAAAGTAATGACAAGAGATCAAAAAAGAAATTTGTCAGATTTTAGCATTGAAAGTGTAAAAAGAAATAACGGAATATTTGATACGACTGAATTAAAATTTGGTGCTGATGACTTTGCAGAATTTAATGCTGATAAATTTATGAGATCATTTGGTATTGCAAACTCATTTGACGAAGCTGGTAGAAGAAAAATACAGTATATGCTTGGTAATAAAGGTGCAGAAGAATTTTACAATTTTGCATCTTACATGAAAGCAATTGGTGAAACTAAACTATCTGATCCATCTCAATTCTTAGCAAGAAGACTTACACTTGGGGGCGGTATTGCAGGAGGTCTTATATTTGGTGCTCCAGGTTTTATTGCATCAGCTGCATTATTATTATTGTCAAGAAGAGCAGGACAAATTCTTACAGACCCTGTCGCAATAAGAGCTATGAACGATGCTTTATTACCTGAAGAAACTTTAAAATTATTAAGAGGTGAAAAAATTGGTACAGGTACACCTAAAGCCACTTTCTTACCCGGTAGAGATTATTACACAGGAAGAAGTGTGCAAACAATTGTTGATGCACTTAAGGTTAATGGCATATTAGGAAAAACAAAAGCGGTTACAGAGTCAGCTATGAAACTTGGTTTAACAAGAAAGAGAGATGCTTTAGCAAGACTTATTAATTATCTTGGTGAGGAAGATAAAGATATACCTCGAGTTGATCCAAGAACAATAAGTGAAACAGAAATAATAGAAAAATTATCTAATTTACCGATGTCTATACCTGAACCTATTTACAAGGATAATATACCAGAAAAAGTAGAAGAAGTTATGTTTGCAAATGATTTTAGTGAATCTTCAGGCAGTTCAGAAGAAGACAATAATTTAGTAGGTATGATTCAAAAATCTTTACAAAACAATGCTGTTGTAGATGCAGAAGAAGAAGAAAGAGATCAAGAGCAAGTTGCATCTGTGATGGGTGACATACAATTACAAAACCCTGTCGCTCCACAAACACCAGCGAACACCGGACAAGTGACATCACAACAAGTAGCAGATCTGTTTCCGAATGATCCAACAACAATAGCTGCAGCAAGAAGAAGAGAGGCTGGCAATGTCTAAGGAAGCTTTACAAAAAATAGAGTCACACGAAAAACTTTGTAGAATAATGCAAAAACAAACACACGATAAAATTCATAACTTAGAAAAATCAGTAGGCAGAATAGAAAAAATTATGTTGACTTCTGCAGGTGTATTAATTACAGGTATGGCATCAGTCATAATTGTATTAATTACACAATGAAATTATTAAAAAAATATCCATACAAACACTACAACAGATTCTCAGACACAAACGGAAGAAAGTATTTAGTTGATAATGTAAAAGTACCAAGTGTAACAAATATACTTGGAGCTACAAAAGATAAAAGATTTTTAGAAAATTGGCGTAGAAAAGTTGGAGACGCTGAAGCCGACAGAATTATGAGACAAGCATCTACAATAGGAACAGAGATGCATCAAGTATTAGAGTACACTTTGAATGGTCAAGGTTATTACAACGCTATGGAGGAAGGTAGCAAGCCAAGAATGATGGCTAAAACAATCTTAAATAATATTAAGCTTGATGAAATTTGGGGTAACGAAGTAAGTTTAGAATATGAAAACAAATTTGCAGGCACATGTGATCTAACTGCTATGTGCTATGGTAAACCAAGTATTATTGATTGGAAACAAACTAACAAACCAAAAAAAGAAGAATGGGTAGAAGATTATAAGTTACAGCTTGGTGCATATTATTTAGCACACGTAAAAAATTATGGACCCATTGAACAAGGTGTAATATCAATGTGTAGTAGAGATCTTCAATACCAAGAATTCCGACTAAATGAGTCGGATTTAAAAGAATTTGGTGATAAGTTTTTAGAAAGAGTTGAACAATACAATAAACTTATAGAAGCCAGCTCTTAAGATCTTCTTCTCCTAATGTTTTTGCAGCAAGCTTACCTTTACTTGTAAGTGATTTCATAATAGCCTCATCTAATGTATTTCTTGCTACGATGTCTACATAAACTACAGTTCCTTTTTGGCCCATTCTATGAGCACGGTCTTCTGATTGCATTCGTACTTCTAAGTTATAATTATTGCTAAAATAGATGACAGTATTGCAAGCAGTAAGAGTGAGGCCAAAACCCCCGGTAGTAGGATTACCAACCAAAAAACGACATTTGCTATCTTTTTGTATACGATCAACAGCTTCTTTTCTATCTTCAACACTAACTTCTCCATAAATACTCACAGTAGATTCAGGGCCATATTTATTTACAAGAAAATTTTTTATTTCATGTATATTATATAAATAATTAGCCCATATAATCACTTTACCATCTGTTTCTTCTAGTGTCTCCTCTAAAGCATTAAGTTTTTGTTTGTGTAATGTTAGTATTTTACCATCATCATTCTTAGTGAATCCATTACATACCTGGTGTAATTTGATTATTTCTGTTAATTTATTTGAAAATGATATTGTACTATCTTCAACTATCGCTAATGCAGATGTTCTTAAACGATCATATATTTTTTTGCCTTCACCCTCAAGCTCTATGTATCTTCTAGATCTTACTTTTGGTTTTAAATCTAGACACTGATCTTTTCTAATACGGGTAGCAAAAGTCTTCATTTTCTCTTCAAGTTCTTCAAGTCTTTTGTAGTATTTGGGCACCGAAATATATCTACCTGATCCAACTGGTATATCAGTCATTTCAGCATAACGATTTCTAAAAGCTAAATAACTATGAAAGCCTAATAATTCTGGACTTAAGAACTGACATTGTGTAAATAGGTCTAATGGAGATTTTGTTATTGGGGATCCTGTTAATATTCGCTTTATATGACTTACTTTTCCTAGTGCTAAAATGTTTTTTGTTCGTTTTGCTTGTCTGTTTTTTATTGTGGTTGATTCATCCACTACTACAAAATTTAATTTATTTCTTGTAAGATAATCCACACAACCCTCTAATCCCCTTTTAGTTGATAAAGCCTCTACGTTGATTAGAAACATTCTAAGGTGCGAAAATTCATTTAATTTTAAATAATCTTTTGGTTTATCTATATTCCATTTATATATCTTATACTTTATAACATCAGGTATATGAGTTTCTATTTCAGATTGCCAATTTAAATATACTGATTTAGGTGCAATAATTAAACAAGAAGTTATTTTTCTTTGTAAAAACAAAAAAGCGATATTATCAATGGTAACTTTTGTTTTACCTGTACCCATCTCCATAAAATATGCCCAATTATTTTTTTCAGCTGATTCTTTCAACGCATTACGTTGATGCTCATAAGGTTGAGTTTTATAAGGGTAGATCCACATCCAAAAACTTTTTATATTTTTTTCTTGCAAATATCAAACAAATAATTTATTGGAGCATAGGAGGATAAATATGGATATTGAAGAAATGTCAAAAATTGACATTAATCAAGATAGTGTAAAATCTATTTCTGATAAATGTAATCACTTAAAAGATCTTAACAAACAAATAGAACAAGAAGAAGAAAAACTTTCATTGCTCAAGCATAAAGCAAGAGACATGGAAGAGAGAATAATTCCAGAGATGATGCAGGAAGCTGGTGTATCTTTGCTGAAGTTAGCTGATGGTTCAACTGTAGAAGTAAAACCATTTTATGCAGCAAAAATTCCTGAATCACGTGTTGACGAAGCGTTCAGCTGGTTACGAAACAGAGGTTATGAGGATTTAATTAAGAATACTATAACTGCGAGTTTCGGCAGAGGACAAGACAACCAAGTCTCGGAACTTATAAAAGTTTGTGAGGACAACGGTTTTGCTTACAATAAAAAAGAAAAAGTAGAACCGATGACTCTTAAAGCTTTTGTAAGAGAACAAGTTGAAGGTGGTAAAGAACTACCTTTCGATTTGTTCGGTGTGTACATCGCAAATAAAACAAAAATAACGAACAAATAAAAGGTAATAATATGAAACTAAAAGACGGACAATCGAACGAAGTAGCGATTAAAAAAGAAGCCGGTGCAATTGCCTCAATTAATATTGAACAATTCGCTGATACGGGTTTTGATAATGTAGATTCAAAAAGTCTAGCATTACCATTCCTAAAAGTTCTAGGACAACTATCACCACAAGTTACTCAAGGAGATAGCCAGTTCATTGAGAGCGCAAGACCTGGAATGATCTACAACACAGTAACCGATGAGCTTTATAATGGACAACAAGGTATAACAGTAGTCCCTTGCTATTATAAACTAGAGTACATTGAATGGAGAGACAGAGGCCAAGAAGGTAGCTCTGCTCCTATAAATGTATATCCTGCTGATTCGGATATCATGAGTAAAACTACCAGAGGTGACGATGGTAAAGACAGACTAGAAAATGGTAACTACATAGAAGAGACAGCATCTCACTATGTGATGATTGTAGAAGAAGGTAAGTCTTCGACTGCATTAATTACTATGAAGTCTACTCAAAGAAAAAAGTCTAAGAAGTGGAATTCTATGATGATGTCTTTGAGAGCAAAGAAAAAGGATGGCAAAGGGTTCTTTAAACCTGCTCCATTTACTCAAATGTACAACATGAAGACTGTTTTAGAAAAAAACAATCTTGGATCGTGGTACGGTTGGGAAATTGAGCACAAAGGAACTGTGGAGAGCGAAGAAACAATAAAAGCAGCTTTTGAGTTTTATGAAACTTGTAAAAAAGGTGCTGTTAGAGTTAACCACGGAAAAGAAGAATCGGTAGAAAAAACTCCATTCTAGTATGGACCTACTTGACAAAACCCTGGAGGAGTTTGTAGAACTCTTCCAGGGCTCTACTACATATTTTGGTGTTTCCAAACCCACGGGTAAGAAAAACTCTAAAGGCAAGGCAGAATTCAAACATTGGGTTGAACCTAAACCAATAACAATTGAACATTGGAAACAACATTTAAAAGGAGAAGCCTATTATGGATCAGTTCCCATTAGAGATGATAATACATGCAGTTGGGGGGTCATCGATGTTGATCGTTATAATATACAACATCAGGAAGTTATATCGATTATACGGAAAAGAAAATACCCACTCGTCCCATTCAGATCAAAATCCAACGGACTCCATTTAATTATTTTTATTGATGGTGTGGTTGCTGCATCTTCAATGCGAAAAAAATTAATTGAAATCGCATCAGATTTAGGAATAAACGATACAACGACAGATATATTCCCTGCACAAGATGAAGTAGATCTTACACCTGAGAACTGGGATGAAAAAAGAAAAGGTAATTTTGTAAACTTACCATATCAAAAATTTAATATGACAACGAGAGTTGCAATGGATGATCAATGTAACTCAATCAAACTAGAAAACTTATTTGAGTTTGTAAAACAATATAGACTTACACCTACTGAATTTAAAAAAATAAAAATATTTCAAGACGATGAAACAAAAGATTACCCACCTTGTGTTGTAAACTTTATGAAAAACAAAGTTCAAAAAGGTGAAGGTAGAAATGATGCAATGTTTAATGTTGCAGTATTAGCAAAAAAAATAAATCCTGATCCTGTTATGTATGAGGAGTGGACAAGAGAAATGATGACAAAGGTTTGTAGTGAAAAGTTACATCCAAAAGAATTACAAAATATATTTAAAGGTGTTGAGAATAAAGAATATGCTTACAAATGTAAAACATCTATTGCTAGAATGCATTGTGTGTCAAGCGAGTGTGTAAAACGTAAATTAGGTATCGGTGCAAATGAAGCCTTACCTGAAGTTGGTAAACTAATTAAAGTTAATTCATATCCTGAGCCTTATTGGATTTTACCTATACAAGGAAAATCAATTAGACTTTCAACAAAACAATTATACCAACAACAATTACTTGGAGAACAACTTCTTAATTTTGATATTGTGTGGAGAGCATTAAAACCAACTAAAAGAGATCCAGATCCGTACAGAGATTGGCTTGAAGAGTTAATTGCTAACAAACAAGACATGGAGGGTTTTGATGCAGGAGAA